GAATACTCCGTCAGGTACGACACGAGCGATGACCTGCTGAAGTTTCAAGTGCGTTAACTGAATCAGGTCGGTGAAAGGAATCATCCTACGGACCAATGACTCGATTACACCCTTGTACATACGAGGCGCACAGGCCACGTAGTTTGGTATGGCATGCTGAGATGCAGACTTAGGTCGGACCATGTTCTCTGACATCTGCCACTTGAGAAGATAGTTGGTTCCCATAACCATCACACCCTCATACCAAACGTCGATAGTCTTCTCTATCTTCTCGAAACTACCCTCCTCCATCATCTCGGCAGGAGGATTGAAGCGGTCATCCTTTTCAATAACCCTAGTAGCTCCGTTTTCAAGGATCTTCTTCTTGTATACTATCTTCTTGGTGGTCTTGTAATTGAAATACATCAATGTGCAAGTATCCCTATAGAACAAGCTGTTCTCATAGAACCTAGCCACGTTATAGTAGTCGTACCAAGACTGACTGTGCTTTGAAATCTCTTCCAAGTCTTCCCTTGTCAGGGTAGGGTCAATCTTCAAAAGCTCCGTCATCGGAACTGTTTTGATTTCACCCCAATAGAAACAATCCTTGAAGTAGGGATCTTCTGTGTAGCTATAAACCACATTCGCAGGGTCCACGTAAGACACCTTTACTCCTGATCCCAAAAGGAACTCATGCTTGGCGATTGAAATGCCCAACACGGTCATATCATAATATAAACGCCTGCTTATATCCTCGTACTTATTCTCGTCAAGTATGGTATTGATGGCCTCCTCTTCTGCAATCTCGATAGCAGGCTTATAGTTGAGTTGCATGTATAGGCTCAACTCCTCATCTGTTTCGGGAAGCTTCTCAGGATCCATCATGAACGGGTCCGCACCCGTAAGCTCTTGTACCTTCTCAAGGATTGGCTTTGCAACCATCTGTCCTTGAATCATATCCTGATACTTGTTCCTCTTAGCCTGCGACATAGCGTCCTGAGCATATGCCTTTACTTTGAAGAGACGATCCGACATCCCGTTGACAACAATATCAACAAACTTCGGAAGGATAGGAACAGGAGTCCAATCTATGTTCAAATAGGAAAGGTCACCGTCAATAGCTAACTCATTTTTATATTTTGCAATAGGCTGCTCGCCACGTGCATATAGTCTGAGCCTATGGAAGTCGCGCCACTGCGTGTAGTACCTGCAAGACGAACCGTCCCTTCTGAACCATTCATATTGTATGGCCTGACCGACCCTTAATCCGAACTCCTCGGACGCCTTCTCGGCATCTGAAGCCATTTGGCTTGGAAAGGCCGTGGCAGATATGTTTACTTCTATATCCTTCATGTAATCAGTTCGCTAGTTGTGCCGTCATTTCGGTATCTTGCGAAGTTAATACTAATTTTGGATTCTTTTTTCTCAGGCTGATACAGATGCTTCTGATTAGCCATGATGGCTAGACCCGAGCTGATACAGGCGTCGAACTTGGTCCGGTCCGAGATATCAAACTTAGCCCAATCCTCAAGCGTCCTAGTGAAAGGCATCGTGCCCATCTCGTCAGGGTCACGATAGGCCCCCGTGAAATCCAAGCCTACATACTTCTCTATGTATGACTCGATAGCCGAGGCATGAGACTGCTTGACGTCCTCTGAAGAGTTCGGTATACCACCTAACTCACGCTCGGTCTTTGACAGCTTCGCATAGGGTTTGTCGGGCCTGTTCAGGCAGAAGCTCCTATACCCCCTGTTCTTAAAGTGGTATAACAGCCTAGGTTTGTTGTTCTCAACTAAGATGGGCATTCCGTAAAACACGCAGGCCATCAACACCTCCTCGAAGAATATCTCAGCCGTCTGTGGTCGTGCTATGTACTCTAGGAAGAACTCATTCACCGGACCCTCCTCCATGTGGAACTTGGTCATCCCATGCAAAGATCCGTTTGAACCCCTCCCTCCTACCACCGCTGATATGTCATAGGAGTCGCAACCAAAGGATCCCATGTGATCATTCCCGGGGTGCTTGGTTCCATTCCTCTCATAGACCCTGTTCTGAAGGTTTTTACTAGGAAGCCAACTCACTAGGAACCTACCCCTCGGGTCAGGCGTCCAAATTACTTGGCTATCCCGTATCCCATCCCTCCATGAGAATGAACCCCTAGTCAGGTAGTGGTCCTTTATCATGGAGTCGTTATAGTCTATCTGCTGATATATCTTGGTCAGGTTAAAAAGAGCCTGCTTACTCTCGTCCCTGAACGCATGAGACTCCGTCCTTGGGAACTGACGGTAGAATTCGTTCAAGGCGTCCGAGTCGTTCTTCAAGGAATCTACCTCGGCCTCCCAATAATCGATAGCACCGTTGGAAATCCACTCCCCGTCCACCCCTGCAATAGGATCCTTGGGCTTCCTAAGCACAGGCATCCCATACCTGTCGATGAATCCCTCCATATTCCACTCCATCGGGATGAAGAGTGCGTAGAGTCCGCTCTTGGTCTGACCATTGGCGTTGCGGTCCCTGATGACAGAGTCCTCGTAGAGCTTTTTGAAGTTACCACCACCCTTGCTCAGGGCGTTAGAGGTCGAACCCATCATACACTTGCCGATAATCTTGCTACCCAACCTCAGACAGGTCTTGGTTACACGCCAACTGTTGAGGATATTGTTCGGATTGACCCACTTTCCTGACTCGTCATGAGCCAAGAGCAGTAGTTTCTCTCCGTCATACGAGTTTTCCTCGGTATTCTTCCAATCGATGGTCGTATCCAAGCCCTCGATGAACTCATCCGAGGCCTCGTACATGTTTTTCTTGGTGATTTTGGAGGCAGGAACCCGAAAAGCTAGCTCGGTCTTGGGTTTATCCATACCATCCATGATAGGCCTGAAGAAAAAGGGTAGCTTGTTGTTGATTGGCACCACCTTGTCGGTGAACATCTTCTTGGCATCGGCCCCCGTCTTAGATAATATGCCCACACGGGAGTCCCTTGCAAGGGTTCCCACGTTCACACACTCGGATGAGGCCATAAAAGAGAAGCCTGATCGACGTATTTTGAGGTAGACCATGCCAAAAGACCTAGGGTCTGCCTTACAGGCCTCCCAAAAGATGAAGAAGATGCGGTTTGCCTCCCTATAGTCAGGATATCCTACGTCAATACTCGACCATTGTAGGTACATGTAGTGGGACCCTGTAATGTAACAGGGCCTTCCGTTGTTCATAAACCAAAAGCCCTGCTCCCTGTAGTCGAATTCTTGCTCTATGTAGTCGACCCACTTAGCCTTAAACTCTGTAGGTTTCTCGTTCCATTGGAATATGGACTGAATTTTATCCAATTCCTTCGGTATATCATGCCTCTCCCAATACTGCTCGCTAGGTTTGTTGCCCCTTTTATAGCAGCTTGATGGTGTAGGAGGCAGTGCTATGTTCAGTCCTGAGATGTTTACCACATCACCTATCTCCCCGCTCTTAGAGATTACCACCACGTCATACTTTTCGTGGTAGCCATAGGTCCAAGACTTGCTCTTGTTCCTAGACTTTATGGTTCCGTTAGGGATATGGTTGGGAACCTCCCTATAAAGTACGTTATCTTGAACGTCTTTCCGCAAAACCTTGCTTTGTTTCTACTTTACTCTCGCCTCTTTCGGAGGATTCTAGGTTCTCCCGCTCCGATTCTATACGGCTCAGGATCTCCAATGCGTCAAATATCGCTAATTTCTTTGTTGCCGCAGCATTTTTAAGCCTGTCAGCAGCCAACTCATCCTCGGGGTCAGGCTTGATGATGTCTTCCTTGGCCACCTTGATGAGCTGTTCTACGGCTAGTTCGCCCGCGGCGATGATCCTCATGCGTATCTCCTTGCTGTCCATCACTTCTCTTTTAAGAAAATTACCTGTATAAGACGCGAAGAGTCCCCCTCGCCAAAGTTCTCGAATATGTTTCTTGAGTGAAGCATATCTGAATCGAAGGCGAGCATACGGTTGAACTTTGCGTAGACCCTGCATACAGGCTTGTTTGAGCTGTCGTATATGGTTGTTCCGTCCTCATTCGGGTGAACCTCGTTCAAATACAGGATGACGGTGATGTCTCCCATCATCTCATCGCTGTGTATGAAGTTCGGCTCAAGCTGATTTAATGGCGATTTACGAATAAAATTAAAATTGATTTTATAATCAGGAAAAAACATTTTAATGAATTCCGAAAATTCATCATCATCACGAGCCTGAATGCCTCGAAAGGTCTGCGACCCGTCCTGCACGTCGTCAAAGTCACCCTTCAGGACCTGCTCTACATAGGACTTGGGGTCCTTGAGTACGTCGTCAAATACTAGGAAGTTCATCTTCGTTGAGTTTGATTGTTATCTGATGGTCGTATATTCGGTACATCTTCTCCCCGTCCACAACGAACTCATACTCGCAGTCCGGAGTATAGCATACCTTATCTCCGCACTTTATGCCTTGATTGGTCAGGTACTCGTTAGGGTACACCATCTCCCCCATCAGGGGCTCGTAGGTGAACGGCTTCTTGACGTAGTAGTCGATGGCGGGGATAGGCCTGACAAAGCAGTACCTGTCGTAGGCGTTCCACTTGCCATCCTTCTTGTACATAAAGAACTGTTCGGAGTCTATCAGGAACTCATCCTCCTTAAGGTAGCTCCTTCCGCTCTTACGGCGGCCCTTCATGTCATTATAGAACTTGAAGACGTTGTGGTGAACGAGCAGGATATCGCCCGGCTCAATAGGTCCCTTATACCAAAGAGGGGTGCTGACCACCTCGGCGAACCTATTTGAAAACTTATGATCCTCCTCAGAGGTGCTGATTATCAGCTCAATGCCGCCTATTTCCTTTGTGTTGTCGTATCTTTTCCCTTTCAGCGGCTTTGCTATGAAATGGAAGGGTGACCGCATTAGTAATTTATATTGAATTCAATTGATACAGGTACTGATTGTCGGAATTCCTTCCACAAAAGTACCTCGTTTTTTTCATTTATAATGTACACCAATAAGGAATCGCTGTCCTGATTGTGTTTGATATGGTAGATCTCATAGGTTTCACCAAGCACCTTCTGACCTACGATATAGTGCATGGCATTCTTATACTCAGCACCAACAGATATTTTCCTGATATCCGTCATACTTGGTTTACGGTAACAATAACGCTAGGCGTGGCAGGATGGACGGCGTTAGCAGCCTCTGCAATCATGGTGATGTTCGTAGATGTAGCCGTCCACATCAATTGAATATAGTCACCCGCATCAACAGCAATAAAATAATTCCACATTGCCATCACATAAGTTTGGTTACCCTGCATATTCACTTTCCCGTTCGTGTCAGGGATGTTGGCGGCAGCAGTAGATCCGTTCTTGCGAAGCCAAATATCGACAGTCTGACCCGTACCACCCGAGTTTGTAAACTGAGAAGAAAACATTATGTTGTATACGCCCGTGTTGGCAAACGTAATGCGCGTAAGGTTGACCCCGTCACTGACAACAGACACCCCGTTTGTGGCGAGAGGATCGGTAATCCTAAGTATCATAGGTACCGCCACGTTTGCACCACCCGTAAGGGTCTGTGTTATTGAATCATAAAACGAACCCTTCCAAAGATTATTGGAAATCAGTGTATTTACAGGACTCCAATATGGAGAAAATCCTGAGCCGCCACTTGCCAAAACCTCTCCGCTCAATCCCGCGTTGCCTCCAACCTTAAGCTCAGAAGAGCCTCCTATAAAGTCAACATAACCGCCGACAATGAAAGCACTTGCATCTACAATAAAAGAATAAAGGGTACCAAGGGTGGTTAGGTCATTGCTTCCCAAGTCAACATTAGCAGTAGCACCCGTGTATGGTACATAATTTCCAAGATTAGCCAACCCCAAAATAGAACCGATACTGTAGTTCTTGGTATTGTTAGCGTCGTTAACGTCCGTGCCAATGACCATGTCACTGAGCGATGGGGTAGCGTCTGCGGGGTATGTACTAATCTTTGCCATCTTTTCTTATAGTATTAGACCAATGTCAACAGGTATAGGGTCTTGTTCACCAAGGCGAGCATCTCGTCCATGATATTCTGAATCTCTGAGGGGTAGTTGTTACGCTCACCGTCAATAAGCTGCTGCATCTCCTTCAAGTGCTGAGCCGCAGGCATGATCTTGGCCTCAGGGATGACAATCTCCACACGCTTGAAGCGACCGAAGTACACCTCGCTGAACTTGTCGGTCAGGTCGAGGATGTTGTCGTAGTAGCCACCCAACGCCTTATGCTCAGCAAAAGACGTGGTCTGAAGGTGCGCGATGTGCATCATGTCGCGCGATTGGAACAAGAGTCCGATGAATTTGTTAGGAGACATGGAGGTTGCTTTCCTTTTGGGTGACCTCACCCGTTTGCATGTTGATGACGGCATTGGCGCCGTACTTCTTTACGAGTTCCAACTCGTACTCGGCAAACTCCTTCTTAAGGTTGTCAATCTGCTTGAGTACGTCGTTCTTTTCCATCTCAAGTCCACCCAAAGCCATCTTGGCCTTGTTGAAGGTTGAGTTTGCTTCTTGGATTTTTCCAAGCTCTTCTTGTGTCAAATACTTGTTTTCCATTTGAGTTTGTGTTTGTTACAAATATAGTCAGGATTTTATTTCAAAGTGCATCCAATCATAATTCTTCTCGACCCCGAGGTTGATGAACCCGTTCTTATAGAACGCCTCAAGCAGCGGCTTGTACTCGTCCTTGGCGAACCTAGCCTTGTCCCTGCCCCATTTGAGTTGATTGTGAGACGGGTCCAAGTCGATAGCCAAGCCCCAAGCGTGCATGGACATGGTGCTGCCGCCCCTCTTCTTTCTGTAATTGAATACGCCACCATATAGGTCAATACCCAACTCTACAATCCTGTCATAGCCGTACGCGCTGAGTACGTCAGCTAACGCGGCGGTCATGTTCGGTACAATCAGTTTATGGCAACGGATACGGCTTGTCTTATGCTCGGTATCCCAAGCAAGCCTCATGGGGTACGGCAGGATTAGGGTCTCAAGGTATCCATCACCTGTGATGTTAGGCTCGCCGTACTTGGCTGTGACCTGTTTGGTTGTCATCGACCCTGCCCCCTGTACTTTTTCTTGTAGAGCTTACTGCCCTTGTGGTTGCTCGTCTTGGTTTTAGCAACGATACCCTTACGGTTGACGACCTTCTTAGGCTTCTTCTTGACCTCCTTGGCTGCCTTCGCTTTTGCCATTGCCTTTTATCTTTTTGATTTCGTGGATGATCCGTACGATCGTATAGATTATGGTCGCGAAAAACAACACGGCCTGAAGGACGTGGTTGATGTCTGCTATGTTGAACAGCAACATGCACATCACATTTGCCAATATCACCTTCACGTCGCTAGTATGTAATGTGCCCTCTAACATGACTAATAAATGATTACCAAAGGGCGATAAGTTGACCCCAAGTAACACCCGCTACGGCCGTTACGTTTACAACTTGAATAGGACATATCTGTCCTGCAGGTATAATGACGTTCAATGAATACCCATCCAATGTGGTAACCGTCACGTTACCTGTAGCTGACCCCAAGCAATTATAAAGCACGGCACCTCTGTACGGAGAAACCGTTCCGGGGTCAGTTTGAGAATATATGGTATAGGCTACCCCTGCACTATTGAATGTGCCATCATTCAATGTCAGGGTTGTTGCAGCAACACCTATAATCGGACATATCGTTCCCGAACCGGTAGCTATAACCAAATCACCCACCTTAACACCTAATGTGATAAAATTCTTGGTAGTGTCTACTAATGTATTAGATCCCACTGCGCTCGTTGAGCCTGAAACGATATCGTTTGGGGTTGGGAGTAGGTTTGTTGCTCCTGAACCTAATACTTGAGCTACCCTTAGGGACTTAGTGTATGTTGTCTTGAGTGTAAGTGCCATCTTGTGTTTCGTTGTTATTATATGGGAACGCCTCGTTAAGCGCCTGTCTTCTTTTCTCGCAACCGCATCCCTCCTCGCTGCCTGTGACCGCCTTGGCCACAGCCTTCACGATAGGCTTGATTCCGGTGACCGTGGTCACCTTATCAATCGTATCTCCAAGCCCTCTACTGCGGTAGGTAATCTTCATTTCTTTCCGATGATGGAGTTCATCTTGGACTTGATTCCTCGGTTGGCAATCGCCTCGTCATAAATCACGCTGCCCCCGTTTGGAGGAAGCACGTCGCCGGGGGCCACATACTTGCCAATCTTCGTCTTGGTCTTTCCTTTGATCTTGTTCATTTCGCTTTCTTTTTTCCGGCCGCAGCCATCTTTTGAAACTTGGACTTGCCGTACTTCTCACGGCCGATAGCGGCGGTGATGGCGTCGGCACGCTTTGCACTGATGCCCTGCTTCTTCTGAATACTCTTGCTGAGCTTCTCGAACTTACTTGCCATATTACTTGTAGCGATTAGCTGTGGTGTCTTTTACATAACCGAACTTAGCCATGTCGGCAGAATATGCACGCTCACGCTGTTCTGATTTTGCCTTTGACTGAACAGGCTCAGGCGTGGTAGCCAAAGGATAGTCACGTCCTGCGTTCATCTTCTTGCGAGCCTCTTGCTCTTTCTGTTCTGTCTTAGAGAATGGTTTTCCGTTGGTAGGCATTGTCTTGTTGTTTTATATGCTTGACAAATATACTATTATGCTTTTGATATTCTACTACCCATACCAACTCTTGACTTCTCAGCCTTCTTTTTTGCCAAAAGGGATGGGCTCATCTCGCCCTTGGTCTTTGGGGTCTCAGAGGACACCCTCTTGGACGGACGGCAGTACTCGTTGGACCCTCCCGCGCCACAGGCCTTTCCCGTGCGGGTGTCTACCCACTTCTCCTTCTCCCAACGCTTAAGGCTTGTTCCCGCCTCGCCCTTACGGACGCTGCCCGACTCCTTGCGACACTTGGCAATCGCTTGAGAGGCACGAGCCGACGGGAACACCTTATACTGAGCCTTTACCTTCTTATAGCAGGCGTCCTTCATGCCGTTGTGTCTTTAATGAATAAAGGAGAATAGGCAAGTACTGCATCATCTATGACAGAATCATCAGCCCCCCATGCCTGTAGGGTTGCATTGTCGATTTCAACTTGAAATGAACTTACAAAAGATGAGTTATCGCTATCGATAACATTGATCAATGAACACATAGCAATCGCAGAGTCTGCATTTCTATGTATTTGTGGTACATACCACATTATAGCATTTGCTGTCTTTTCTTGCAATTCACCGAATTGAATGGGTTGTATTTTTATATAATTATTCATTTTAATATAGTGCTAAATAAGGTGTGTTTACTGTACTAAATTGACCGGGAATTGTCAATGTTGTCGGCATAGTTGTTTGATTTACTGCAAACATGAACCAATACTGACTATTTGTTGTATCTAATGTAAATGATTGGAAAGTGTGGTTTGCTGTTACTATTAAAGAAGGGCTTGTTGTTACTGCGGATGAAGAATATAAAATCGCTGCATAGTACAATCCTGCTGTTGCGGAATATGTCGAAGAAAATGCTTTTTGTTTTAATGAATTAGTTGATCCTGTCGACAACATCGTTCCATCATTTGTAGATACTGCGACTCTTGTAAAGGTTCCACTACTATATGTATATAAAGCAACGCCATTAAAATTCGATGGTGTAAATACTCCTATAGTTGATTGGAAATATTTTACTCCGGTAATAGTCATTGCTCTCGGAACCCATATAGCAAGTAAATAAATTCTTTGTGATATAATATTGAATGCGCTATTTTGAATATACGCCATTGAAAATGTTGCAGGTTCCGCTTTAATGGTGGATCCGAGTGATGGAAATGATTCAGTCATCGTCCAATTCACCGAATCTGTTCCACCACCACCTGAATATTGAGGTATATTCAATGTATTACCAACAAGCGTAGATGCCCCACTTGTTCCGGTAGTAGTGAGTGTCAATGCACCCTGTTTTCCATTTAATTGAGTCTGAATATCACTAGTAACACCCTTCACATAGCTTAGCTCCGTAAGGGATGGATAGGTAGCAGTACTAAGACTTCCAATAGTGCTTCCTGTAGTGTTAAAAAACGCAATTTCATTATTAGTGCCTGTCCCTGTTACGGGATTGGTCAAAGCGTTTTGCTTCCCATTGAATGTAGTCCAATCCGTAGAACTTAAAAATCCTGATTGTGTTGCATTTGCCTGTTTGACCTGAATACTTGTTCCTGAGCCAATAACTGATCCTGTACCACCCGTAATAGTAAGAACAGAGCTTGTGGACTCAGTCAAATTTCCAAACGTCAAAGCATTCTGCTTACCATTGAACGTACTCCAATCAGCGCTTGAAAGGTATCCGCCCTGTGTCGCAGAGGACTGCTTGACCTCGACGGTGATTCCCGCCCCGATGATACTGCTTGACCCACCCGTGATATTCAATACACTCGAGGTGAGCTCAGCAAAGTTTCCTACAGGAAACGGGTCTAGTTTGTTATTGAAGGCGGTCCAATCCGCAGAAGTCAAGAATCCTTTTGAGATTCCTGAGGCCGACTGACCGTTGGTGTAGTCGATTGAAATAACGCCCGAAGAGGCGTTGAAGTCAGAGGCATTGAAAGAGGCAGCCCCCTTAGTGGACCCGTCTGCAAGCGCGTCCTGAATGGTAATGTTGGGGTTAGCGCCGCCGCTAGAAGACAAGGGACTCGAGGCTGTTACGGATGCAACCGTTCCTGCACCTACCTCTGTGCCTCCAAGTGTGATACCGTCACCTACATAGAACTTCTTGGTGTCGGTCGTGTAGGCGATTTCGCCTTCCTCCAATATGACCGAAAGCCTCTGCGTGTCTGTACCCCTCCTGACCCTTATGCTCATTAGAATGCTCCTCCGTCAATTAGTGTGTTTTGGTTGGCCAATAAGAATGATCCGCCATCAATCAGGACGTTGCTGTTTGTCACAACAGGTCCCCCTCCTGAATACTGAGGGATATTCAAAACAGAACCTACCAATGTGGCAGCACCGCTCGTCCCTATGGTTGTCAGAGTCAACGCGTCCTGCTTGTTATTGAAGTTAGACCAATCAGCTACCGACAGGTATCCACTGCTATTGGCTGAGGCCGCCGCAATGCTTATTTTGCCCGAATTCGTTATCGTACCTCCAATCAGTGGCGAAACAACACTGATCGAGGTAACCGTTCCGGGCTGAGTTGGCATCTTAGGACTCGGCTTCATTATGCTCCGGGCGTAGGTGAGAGCGGGAAGTCCCTGCCCTTGCTTTTCTTTTTCTCGGTATATAATAGAGGGGTCCTGTCAATCTTCTCGACAGCCTTTGTGCCCCTTGGGTTCACAGTGATATTGCTCTGACCCTTTTTGTAGGTCTCCCCGCCACGCTTCTCATATCTCTCCTTCATCCTCTCATACCTGCGCTCAGAGATAGGCTTCTCCTTCTCTCCCCTAACGACGCCCTTCTTGGATACGCGACCTGCCTTGCTGTACAAGTATTCGTAGTCTGCCATGGCTTACTTCTTTTTCTTTTTAGCTTTCTTGACGGGCTTTCCTGAGATAGCCTCGTACATGGGGATCTTCTTGGACTTTGCCATCAGTATCAATAGTTTTTTATTGCTATTTTTTATTCTGCAAAGACTTCAATGTTGATGGAACATCCTTTCTTAATATGGTTTTGGATGAGCTTTTTGTCGCTTTATGATATGTTCTATCACCTTCTCCCTCTTCTGACTTTAATTGATAAGTAGGTTTTCCCTTAGAATACCCTGACGTATCAATAGACTGCTGTGAGTATTTATAAGGTTCAATTATTCCGCCTACGGTGGTTCTTTGCATCTCAGTCTTAAAAACACGACCATCGGGACGAGATCCTGTTACGACCTTTTTGCCTTGACTATCAAAGTCGGGAGTTTCGGCTAATGGATAATCCCTTCCTTGTTTTTTTTGCTTTGCCATATTTATAGTTTTTAATACTTCCCTTTCCTGTTCTTAGGGCTAGACTTAGTTGATCCGCCCGGACCCGCCCACAGTTTCTTGCAGGCCCAATACCGAGCGGATAACTTGTCAGTAGCCGTGTCGCAACCATGCCTTGCACGGAAGCTCTTGCGAGCAGCCGCAGAATAGTTATGGCCATAGCCCTCAGCGCCAAAGTGAATAAGCTTCTCCTTGCCGTTAGCACAGGCCTTGACCATCATCTTCTTTCCCGGCCTGTCAGAGCTGACGGGTCGGTTGCAGGACATCTTGGACTTGTTAGCCATTAGCAGGCCTTCTTGGATTTCATAGCCATCTTCTTACCCTTAGGCATGTTCATGACAGATGACTTAGGGAGTTTCGGTGTAGCTTTTTTGCTTTTCATAGTTGTTGTTTTTATATGGTTAGAAAGTTATGATTTCTTTGAACCCGCAAAACCCTGAAGCCCTACGATGCCTTGAACCCAAGAACCTGCCTTGGCGCTCTTAGCGTCCCTCTTAGCCCTGAGCTCCTGACGACGAGCCTTGTCCTCAGCAGCAGCCTCACGTCTCTTCTTAGCAGCCTCCTCAATCTTGGCAAAGGCTGAGGTCACAGCGGTGCCCTTATTGCTTCCAACCATCTTGGTTGAAACCGTCTCTGATTTTTTATTGTCAGAGGCCTTGCTAGTAGCAGAAGGCTTTGATTTTTCGGAAGAGCCAAAAGTTTTTTCAAACTCCTTGTTTACCTTCCTGTCTAATCTAGCTTCCTTCCGAGCCTGTCTTGTTTCTCTTGGCATGACGTTATTTCCTAGCTTTGCACAAATGTAATAAAATCAACAATGAAAAAACAAGACCGTGACTACATGAAGTATTGGAGGGTTATCCGGTACTACGTGCAGAGGCAGTACGGGATCTCACAACCACACCTAGAGCTCGTCCTGTTCCTCTACTCGGAAGGGTACTTCAGCAAAGACAAGTTCGATGAGTTCAATAACCTCATCGGTTGGGACTACGAACGGTTCTCTAACCTAAGGCGCGACGGTTGGATAGAACTCTTCAGGAGAAAGGTCGGCAACCATGCCGCACTGTACCAACTCACAGACAAGGCCAAGAAGGCTGTACGTTGCGTGTACGATAAGTTGAACGGAGAGGAGCTAGCCGAGACAGCACGTCGTAACCCCATGTTCAGACACGACGCCTCCTACATGGACAAGGTCTACCGGAACATGATCAAGGAGATGAACAAGTCTATACGACGACAACGACGTCCCGCTCCTGTATCACCGTACACTGCTCCTCCCCAATGATCATGGTGAAGCTCTGCACCTTGTCGTAGTATATCTCGTCTCCGGTGTTTATACCCACCACGTCAAGGCCGGGGGTGATGACACGACCCCTGCGGTAACGGAACTCGTCAACGTCTTTTCCCGAAAGTATAAGCCCTGAGTCAGTCTTCACCTCCTCGTCGATGGGCTTGATTACAATGTATTTGCCTATTGCCTTCATATTAAAAGTCGGTTTGGATGAACACGGGCGCGTCAGGACCCGTCTCAGCGTTTAACATGTACTGCTCAAAGTATGCCACCGCCTGCATCTCCTCTAGCCCCTGATCCATCAGTATGTCGATACAGATGTTGGCTGAGTACACAAGCCTCATGCCCGTCTCGTCGACCCCGACGATGGCCTCGTCAAAGCCGTTGGCCCTGAGGAACCATTGGTCAGGGTACGCGTCAAGTATCCTATCAAACAGGCTTGCCATTGGTCGCCTCGTAACTTCTTGCCATCGTCACAATGGCGTTGGTGCTCAAAATCGTCACGGCCACACTCACGGCGTTCTCTAAGGCCGAGCGTGTCACCTTGAACGGGTCAATGACACCCATCTCCATGAGGTCGCCCTTCTGACCCGTCTTGACGTTATACCCATACCCAAGCGGCTCAGAGCCGTTGTATACGTTTGTCAGGCACATGCCTGAGTTAGCCAATATCTGCGTAAGTGGAGCCTCAATGGCATGCTGAAGTATTTGCATGGCTGCCATCTGTTCCTCACTCTCCGCCTCCGGTACTAGGTCTAGCACGTTGACCTCATACAGGGCCTTGCCTGCGCCTGCCACTACGCCCTCCTCCAAGGCCGATCGTACGGCGCATACCGCGTCGTCGACCCGGTCGTACAGCTCCTTCTGCTCTAGGTCGGTGTTGCCACCCACATAGATGACCCCGATACCACCCGTTAGGGATGCAATGCGCTCAAGCAAAAAGTCGCGCTCAGGCTTCTTGGTCGAGGAGGCGTGAGCCTCCCACAGTTGGGACACCCGCTCGTCAATCTTCTTCTGCTCTGCTCGCATGCTAGAGCGTATGATGATGGCGCTGTCCATGCTTACGATGACCTTTGATGCGTGGCCCAAGTCGCCGTAGTTGATAAGGCTCAGGTCGTCTCCTGTCTTGTCGCTGAAGTAGTTGGCACCCACGCTTACGGCCAAGTCCTTCATCAGCTCGTGTTGCTTGTATCCGAAGTTCGGCGGAGGCACAACGCATACCTTCAGGTTACCCTTGACGACGTTGGCGGCTAGCGTGTTCACCACATTAGCAGAGCACGGGGCGATGATGAGCAGCTTCTTACCCTCCGATATGATGGGCTTAAGGATGCTCTCGATCTGAAGGATGTTGGATATCTCCATGTCGGCAACCAACACCATCACGTCGTCGAATATGCACTCGTCACGCTTTTGGTTGTTGACAAACAATGGAGAGCTCATCCCCTTGTCCACCTTGAAGCCCATGGTGGTCTCGTAGTAGGTGTCCGTGGTCTGAGACCTCTCAACCGTCACGATGCCGTTCTTGCCCACCTTCTTGTATACGTCGGCAATGATCTTACCTGTGTCCTTGTCGTTGTTGGAGGAAATGGTCGCCACATCCAATAGCATGCCCTTGGAGAGCTTCTTGCTCCTCTTCTTGACCTTCTCCACCACCTTCCCACTGATGTCCACCATCTGCCTTAAAACCTCTGTACGGTTGTGGTGGTCCTTGATATGCTCCTGTCCACCCATCACCAAGGCCTCGGTCAGGACAATGGCCGTGGTGGTCCCGTCACCTGCGCTTGTCGCCGTGCGGTCCGCCGCCTCCTTCATCATCCGAACCGCAAGGTTCTCGCAGGGGTCCATCAGGTCAATGGCCTTTGCCACGGTCACCCCGTCCTTGGTTACGGTTATACCACCCGCATGCGTGGCTGATTCAATCAGCACCGTGTTTCCTCCGGGTCCTAACGTGCTCTTGACGGCGCGAGCCATCTTGCTGATTCCACTGATGAGCTTCTTACGCCCATTCTCACCAAAGACCAAGTCCTTGGGGTTGTATCCTACTGAGTCGAACATTTGATTTTAGATTTATAGCGCAAAGATATAAACCAAGAATGAAACGGACGCAATAAAAGCCAAAAGAACTATGGCCGTAAAATCGTCATCAGAAAGCTTTGTTTTTTTCATTTTTTCGAACTATGTCGATTTTAGTACCTCCCTATCTAATATATATATACTATATATATATTATTATTTTTTTTTATTAAAAAGTAAAAGAAAAATCGACATAATCGACATGGAGCTGATAATCAACAAACTAAGTGACATAAAATCGACACAAGAATGTCGAAAATCGACACAAGAGGAAAAAATCGACATGGGCATATAAAACGAAAGGAGGCCTAAGCCTCCCTCCGAACCTCAAATCAAAACGAACAAAACTATTTCTTCTTGGCCATGATGGACCAAATGGCTCCAACCATGGTGATCAAGCCACCGATAAGGTCGGCAACCTGTGATTCATCTGCAATGCCGCGCGTGACAAGTACACCACCAATGAAGGTGAGTGAGTGGCGCAGCAGTCCGAGTACGATGTCTCTGCTCATGTTTTCTGCTTTTGTTTTTAGTTTGGTAAAGATACTCATTCGCAACAACCCTCCATGCCGTTCATGTCCTCCATGCTCTCAGCACGGCTGTAACCAAGATATGTAGCGTCAGCCATCATAGATGTCTTTTCTGCACGCTTACTAGCCTTGTTCATAGCCGCCATCTTTTGGATTCCGTTCTTTTCGTTAGGCATGTTGTTGATCAACATCCCGTCCTTCACAGTAAGACCCGGAGCGGATCCCTTCTGCTGATAGGCCTTGTCATATCTGTTTGGTCTTGCCATGGCTTAATGTTTTATGGTCTAAGCAAATATAAGTAATTATTGGTATCAGATGCTAGTAGTATTTGGGCTATACCCCCATTTTACGATTGCCACCCCCCCGACCGAAAACGCGATTTTTTTTGGCGGGTGGGGGTCGCGTGTGCGCCCGCGCCCGCGCGTTTTTGGGGTTTCGCCCGCGCCTGCCCGCGCCCGCGCCCGTTCCCGTTCGCCCGCGTGCCCGCGTGCCCGCGCCCGCGCGTCACGCACGCCCGTCTCCCGCTTCCGCGCACGCCCGCGCCCGCGTCTCCTTTGCCGACCCGAGTAGGTGTCCTCCACTATGAATTACAGATCCATAGGTGTCCTCCACTAATTTGCTCCCGACTGCAACCTTTCGTTCCCTCGCTACGTTCGCGCGCGCACGCACGTCACGCACGCGCCTGTTTCCTTATGGGGCACGGGGGCACGGGTGGTTCAATCCCTCCTCCATTCCGCACCTATTCAAAGCGGTGACCGATTAAATTGCAATTTATCGCACTGACATTCAATCACTTACAAAATTATTTTCTGACGGGTGCAACCTTTGGTCGGTTGGTGTCGTGTAAAGGGTGTGTTTCAACGGAAGCACTACTGATTGAAAGGATGGCGGTGATTGGAGGGTAACCATAGGTGGCCTCCCCTATTTTTCGATAGTGTGTAACCTTTAGGTCTCACCGCCCGTAAGAGGGACAAGTTCTTTGACATACTGACAATACGTTCGCTCCCGTGTGGGCTAAGTCCGATATCGCTAACATATCACTAATGCTGTGAAGCATGAGGGTGTGGTGCGGGTGTGGTATGGGCATTCATTAGCGGTTGCGTTCACCTTCGGGGCGTGTTGTCGGTACGGCAGACGGCAAAAAGGATGGAAGCAAGGCGCATCTGAGAGCGGTGAAGCTCTCAGAGCTCCGTGAGAGCTGTGAAGTTCACGGGGTGGCGGTTCGAGTCCGTCTCTATCCTCACCGAATAGTTCGGTTCACTCAAGTAAACTTTAAACCCAAAGAAGTGCGGAGTCAGCACTATAAACACCGACAACAACACAATGAAAAATGCATTTGTAAAGTTCAGCGCACTAAACGTGCAGAAGTTCGAAAAGTTGACCTCTCAGGTCGAGTCTAAGGCTGTGGATATGTTCCGCAAGTCGATTGAAATCGCTCACATTGTCCGTGACGGGTGGAAATGGTACTCTGCCCTGTCAGCCTCAGAGCGTGAGACGCAAGGCATCGGCAAGTTCACTGCGGACGAGTTCGCATCCAAGGTGTACGGCATCAAGAAGGTGATGATGTACAGGTACGTAAACGCCTCGGAGGTGAGCGCAGAGGTAGTGGAGGCGTTCGTCACGGCTACGATGGAGGCGAAAGACAGGGGACGCTATGCGAGTCTGTCGCTCGTAGACCTGATTGAATTCAGCAAGGCAAAGGCGGTGGAATCCGAGGTCGAAGGCGAAGGTGAGGGCGAAGCCGAGGTTGGCAAAGCCAAGACCATCTTCACGCTCTCGTGGAA